CTGAGGCCAAAGATCAACTGGAACAGCTCCATGCTCGATTAGGTACTTCAAACCCTCGCTTCCCCAACCTCCGTTGTTACGGAAGTCTTTGATCTTGCAACCCACGCTAGCAGGAGAAAGCCTTACCATAGGCTGGTTCTGCTGCACCCTCACAACTTCTAGAGCGTGGGTGGGTGCAAAGATCCAGCAGTAGTTAGTTCCATCCTGATCGCAGACGGTCAATCCGGCGAGATCACAAAGGTGGATAAGGCTAGTTTGGTCTACGTCCTGTTTCTCAATCAACCCTTCCCACTGATCTCTGGGAATGGAGGGAAGATCGAATGGCGTAGCTACTTCCAAAGAGCCGAAAGGTTGGTCGGCAGGACGAGGAATGAGACCGCGAGTCTTCAACTCACCATTGACTTCCATGTCTTGGGCAAATTGCAGATAGTTAGAATCGTCGATGATGAGGTCGCTGGAGCTGATCGGTGATTTGTACGACATCACTTCCCTCCGTATTTCTCAAACAGTTTGAGCGCTTCTTCTATAGTTTGGGGAAGTTCTCGAGACTCTCCTCGAACCCCATCCGTTACATGAACCCAAGGACGTTTTCCCTGGCTCCTAAGTTTGGCATCCGCATAAGCGTCTTTCCAAATCTTGGGAGTGTCTCTAAGGACATCTTCAGTGAAATCGTCGTCCCACAACCTCCACTCGGGAGTCTTTCGTGCATCGGTTCCCTTAGCCGTCTTCTCGTTCAGATACCTAGCAATTACGGAAGAGGTAAGAACCGCCAGCTGGGATCTTGGGAGGTTATCTCGGTCTTCTGTTTCTTCCAAGATCAAAACTCGAAAGCCGTTAGGACCAGGACCAGGACCAGGACCAGGACCAGGACCGGGACCCGGATCTGGATCTGGGGGTTTGTCGCCAACAGTGATGGTGTGAGTGTGAATAGCCAGATCTTCCCCACTCACCCCAATAAGAATCAGAGTATAAGTACCGGAAGCCTCGCAAAAGTACGCTCTAGAACCTCCAGTGTCGATAGCGAAATTGCGGTTGGCTGGAACCATGGTCCAAGAGTACTTCTTGGCAGTAGATTCCCCAACGGTGAAGACTCCGAGTTGAGAGGGACCAAGAACAGAAGGTCCTTCGATCTGCACTCGAAAAGGTGCTGCAACGTCATCTTGAGAGTAGATCGGCGGTGACAAAAGCACCGCCAAGATTGCTGAGCAAAACAGCTTACGAGCCATAAGAAATCAAGCCTCTTCTATAGGCAGAACATGAACTGGTTCAGTGGTGAGGTAGCGAAGAAAAACATTCGCTACACCAACCACCACGGCGAAGACCTGAACCACCCAGGGATATTGGATGATAAAGTCCTCATTGAGAAGAGTCGTGAGAACCGCCACTAAGGCAGTCAGGACATTAAACCACACTGTCTTGGAAACAAAAATTGACTTGGTAATAATTTGCATAAAAATCTCGGTGGTTAAGCAGCAGAAGCATAGGTGGCCACAGGGATGTGAACCTATGCTTCTGCTCACCCTTGGTCCACTTATACTACCCATATCTTCTAGTGACAAATCACCTGCCGAAGATTAGATACTTGCTTGGTAAGCTCTGTACTTCGGTCCCGATGAATGCCTGTGGCTGAATAAAGCATACCTAAGAGCATCCATGCAGTGGTCATTATCTTTCTTAGGGTTCCCTTGCATGTCTGGAGATCCGTCTGGCTTGATGTTCCATGAATAGGCCCCAAACTCAAAGATGGTATAGTAGCAATCGTACCACACATAAAGAACTGGGTCTTCCCGAGGAGGCATCCCAGCCAGCAAAGTTCCCACGTAGTCAATTCCGGGTTTTACTTCCTTGACTGCTGGTCGGGTGCGAACTCCATACTGCTTCAACTCAAGCCCCTCTTGAGCATCCCAATCTCTATAGATTATTTCTCCCGGCATGTAGAAAGGGCTTGAACGAATAGAGGAAGCATGATCTTTCAACAACCTCTGCTCACCAACATACTCGTGCATTATCATCCATTGCCCACTAGGAAACTGAGTAAGTTTCAGGTAGACGAAAGGATGCCCGGGAGCAGAACCAAAGTCGAGTCCAGCTATTCTGTACCAGTACTTCGATGGATAACGAAGTCCAGTCAGTGCTTCAAGTTTCTCTGGGGTGAGGACATGCTTGTTGGTATCAAATTGCTTGTAGACCATCTTTTGCCGAGAAGGACGCTTATTTTCCCACTCAGTCTCGAAAGTCTCGCGGTCGAGGATTCGCACTTTGTCTATAAAGTCAACGATCGGAAAAAAGCCTTCGCAGTGGTGCGCCTTCCCTTTGCAGAAGGTGTAGATTGGACAATCTCCATGTTGAGGATCGTCTTTACATCTTCTGGGACACCTCTCGACACTCTCCCAAATGTCCCACTCGTAAACCTCCACACCCTTGGCATGAGAGCTATCTAAGAGCTTCTGCATAGAACCATGGGCCAGCTGACGGGTTGAGGTAAACACATTCTGCCCAAGGATTCCCTTAGAAGTATTGGCCATAGAAAGAGCAGTCTGTAAGACTGGCCATTCGATCAGGTCAATCTCATCTATCCTTGCTTTGTTGGGATGAGGACCTCGGAGGCCTTTCTCTGTACCAGTTAGGATCTCTTGGGTAGATCCAGTGGCAAACCTGGTGAAGCTTTGCAAACCCTTCACCACAAACTTCTTTCCAGTCTTTTTCTCAAAATGCTTGCAGAAATCTAGAAACCACTTCTTATCGTTGAAGCCGTTGAAGTAACGGTAACACTTGTTCGCTTGGTCTAGAACAGCTCCAGCACTCGCAATCTCCACACCACCTTTGAACAACATGTCTAGATGGTTGAGGATAGCGACACCAAGTGTCTTGCCACCGTTCCTATTTGCGAAACCCAGAGCGTTTTTGACTCGCTCGTAGAAAAGGTCAGCAACAAAAGAAAAGGGCGATTTGTGCCCCTTGGTAATCACCTTCTTGGGAAGAGTGACGTTGTAGGCACAACGAATGAACTCATCTAGCTCCGCATCTTCGACCCGGATCCTCTCTGGATCTTCTGGGTTGAGGTGTCGAACACATTGACCGAGAGCATGAAGAAATACACCCGTAGAGTCGACTTCGAGATAATGCAGAACTATCTTGGTATCAACATCCTCTTTAAGCTGCTGATACTGAACTTCCGGAGACAGAGTTGGCATTTTGCATATCTTCAGTTGCTTGTCCTTCTTTCTGCAACAAGATCTTCATAGCTTGCAGTTGGTCTGGTGAAGTGTTCTCGAGTTTGGTTTTCATTTCTCGGAGCTCTTGGAGAGTAACTGGCTTATCTTTAGGATCCCCACTCTCCAGCTCAGCCAATCCCTTGTCCTGGCCTCCCTCACTAACCAAACCCGCTCTGATCTTGAGTTTGTCTATCTCTTGCATGATAGCAGTAAGAGATCGGATACCCGCCTCAAAATCTTTGATTCCCTTACCCTGTGCGTAGACCTCATCCATGTCTATTATGTTTCCGTCTCTATCCTTGAAG